AAATTTGTCAGCGAAATAAAAGAACAAGAACAACGTACAAAATTTGTCAGAGTGTTCAATCCGTTGGGTGCTGTCTTAAATGGCAGGTAACATGTAACTAGATTTAAGCCTTAAGGCCCAGGCCCGCCCGGCGGGGGCTTTTTTTTGCCCCGGCCCAAAATTTTTCTCCTTGATAATCAACTACTTACAAAATATTTTGTAAAAACCCTTGCAAAGTCGCAACCATAGCTGTAACTTTGCCGTATAATTACTTAGAAACCTTAAACGACCCGGACGGGAAACAAAGAGCAATACCGCGAAACACTCCGTTACTAACCCCCCCCGTGGCCGCCACCCCGGCCACGGGAATTTTAACCACCCAAAAACCACAAAAAAATGGAACCCACAAAAAAAGACGTAAAAAACCAAGCCCCCTAGCAGGAAAAGAAGATCAGCCCGCCCAGTTTGGCGTAATGGTAGAGCCGGGCGGCTTACGGAAAGTAACCGAAGAACAACTAGAAGAGTTAAGGCAAACATACAAATACACGGGGCCTGTTTACCCGGTAAAAAAACACTAGCCCTCGAATGCCCCGCAAACCCAAAGCCCCCCCCGAACCCCCCCGGGCGGCCAACCTGCGCGCCTACCTGGCCCAGAACCGCGACCTGCTTAGGCTCCAGGAGCTATCCCTAAGCCTGAACCTAGGGCGCTCCGACCTGTGGGAATGGAGCCGGGCCAAACGGGCTCCCTATGCCCACGGGGCCCGCACCCAGCGGATTATGGCCGTGCTGGATGCGCTAGAGGCAGCAGTAGAGACTCTTGGCTACGATCCGCATCGCTTTTAAAATATTTTTTTTGAAAAAAAATATTAAAAACATTAAAAAAATGACTATTGTATCTTTCCTAATGCACCCTCTGACCTGGTGGTGCGCTATCGTAATCTGGCACGGCATCGAGTTAATTAAACGCCTAATTAAGTACGATCCAGGTATCGACCATAGCCCAATGCCGTTTGCAATAGGCTTTTGCGTAAACTTTTTTTTCGCTTTTATGTCTGTGGCATGGCAATTTTTAAATTAAACATTAAATTTGCTCTCGTTTGTTGATAGTGCAGGCCAACCAGGCGACATTGTTGCTTGGCTGGTTTTTTAAAATAATTTTGGGGTAGCCCGGTGCAAAGACCGGGCTTTTCTATTCGATAAGCGACTGCAAATAGGTTAGGGCGGCTTGAAAAGTTGCCTGTGCCGGAAGCAAATCACCTAATTTAACATTGATTGGCGATTGGCCAGGGGCAAATAAAGTGAATACGTTAACCTTCCCTTCAAACCCAAGCGCCGTTTTATGACAGGAAATTACCCGCCCGTTCGGCATTGTAATTTCTACAATGTTATTTCCCCTTTTTATTACAGTTGTTTGAACCGCAGCTAACGTGTTAAACCTCCTAACGGCCGTAATTCTGCTTCTGTTTCCATCGGCATCAACCGCCTGTATTCGCACTTGGTACTCTGTTGCGGGCATTAGGTTTGTAAAATTTCTAGACAAATTAATCGAGCTATCCGCAACCGCCACATTGTTTAAAAAGAATACATAACGAGCAACGTCCGTGCTGTTGCTGCCTTGCGTTGTTGCAGTTGCGCTCGTCTGCGTGATGCCCGAAAAAGTGGGCGTGTCTGGAGTTAGTGGCGGCGTTTGATCGATTGCGGGCCATCCCATTCTTGTTAATCCGATTAACCGCGCACCGCGCGTGGCATTAGCGCCTTGCACCCGGTAATCGGGATATGATACGCTACGCGGAATGGCATTTGCAGCAAGCTCAACGGTTGTTGGCGAGCCAAATCCGATACCTAACTCGTTGATTTGAAGTATGTTATCGCGACGACGGGCCAGGCCGGTTGCCGGATCGGTGCCATTGCTGGCCAAATTGGCTCGGGCGTTAAGCGGGTTGAAGGTCGCGGGGTTGACAACGCCGGGATTGACAATAATATTGTTAGCATAAACCAAGGTATCTGTATTGGCGGAATTGGTGGGTGCCTCGAAAAAGACCGCCACCCCGTCCGCGCCTAACGACAAGTCGGGCGGCGTGTATGTAAATGGCGGGCCGTTGGTGGGTAAGGGGATTAGGTTAGGATAGATTTGGGTAAGGCTCCCAAACAACATTGTGTTGTTTAAAAACTTAACACTAGTGCGCTTGTTTGTCCCGGCCGAACGATTGTTAAAATACGCTGGGGATAGTACTTTGTCGAAAAGATTGTTCTCGATTACATAAGTAGCTAAGACGGCGGTTGTGTTGGTAGGGGTGTTCATAAAAAAGCCCAAAAGTTCGCCGTTTACGTTTCTAAAAACATTGTTGGTTACTTCCACGCGCAGATTGGGGCCGAATCCGTTACACGCAAAGCCCCCGCCCTGCCCCGAGCCTGGAGGCTGGGCCAAGGAGGCGTTTTTCACCTCGTTTTTGTTAAAAATATTAACCGATCCCACGCCCACTACCTGCACCGCGTTTCGGTAGGTGTTCCAAAATTCGCAACGCTCGATTCTTACTACATTGTGTACGATGTCGGTGCCGGACGTGGGGCCAAAGTAAACCGCCTCCTGGATAGTGCCGTGCACGCGGCTATCGTAAATCGACATGCTATCGGCGGCGGTTGCTTGGTTAGATTTAAAGCCGGCCCCGGAGCAATTTTTTATGTAACATTGCCTAAAAGTAATGTCGCCGCTCGAGGTGCCTGTAACAGAAAAACCATCCCTTAAGTTGGCCGGAAAGGCCCCGCCCGTGCGAAAGGCCTCCAATGCGCCAAAATACTTTGTTGTGTGGTCGGTAACGAAGCCCATGTAGCAGGTATCGGCCGGATTGTTTGCGTTTCTAACCCTGGTGCCTTGCAAGTCGCCCGCGATAGTTACGTTTCGGCAGTTTATAAAATTTATGCCGTCATCGACGATCCGAACCTGATCGTTGTAATTGGTAATTTTAATACCATCCGGGGCACCATTTAGGTTGTGGAACTCTATCCTGGCAATGCTGGCCGAGCCGTTCACGCGCACCGTCCAGCCGCTAACTACTGTATTATCGAATTCTGGCGCGGCGTTGCTAAGCCCAACAACCACGCTCGGCCCAAAATTAGGCGCGGCGATGGTGGCTATTTTATTTACGTTGTCGTATGTAATCTGGGCGTTTGCCAGCGCGGGCAAAAGAAGGAGGATGACAAATAAAATGCGTTTCATTTTTGTGGTTTTAGGTTAAAACAATAAATCCCTTTGATTTTAAAAAACGATAAAAATCGTTTGCGTGCTTGAATATTTTCGTGCGGCGATGTTGAATTTCGCTGTCGGGATCGTAAGACCACATTGCGGGATTTTGGGCCGGGTTGCAATCTACGTGTATTGCCGTTTCCATAATCCCAATCCGATCGAACCCAGCAAGAATGCAAGCATGTAATATGTTCGTAAATTGCGCCTCGGTTTTTGCCGAAATATCGGCGGCAAGGCCAAGAAGGTGCGCGCTGTTTGGCCTTCCGCCCACCGATCTATTTCTTGAAATTGTCCTGTAGCCTGAATTAATTTTAAATTCAATCCCTGCTATTTCGCGGGCGAACTCAAGCATTTTCATAAACTCGGGGCGCATGTTTACGCCCGATCCTGGCAAATCCCGGCTGTCAAATTCGCTGGATTTGAAGTATTTGCTTTCGCTCCAATTATACATTGTCCGGTTGGTTTAAGTAGTCTAAAATCTCAAACGCATTGTCGTTAAAAAACTCACTTTCCGCCTCGGCCGCTGCGCGGATTTGCGCGTCAGATTCATCAAAATCCGTTTCTAAAACCAATACTTTCCGAAAGTGTTTTAGCTTTTCGGTTTGTGTGTTGGAAAGTGGCAAATTGGTTTCCCGAACCAATTTTTGATGCTCCTTAAAATCAAAAAACCCTTGGCCTTGCGAGGCTCCAATTAGCTGTTCTGCCATTGGAATTTTTTCGGAATTGAATACGTAATATGTTCTCATGCTTTTTACAAAAATGCTACAATATTAGGTGTGGTTCCCTGGCCGAAAACTTGCAAATTCCGCCCGTTTCCGCTTATGTCGTTTGCGAAAAGGTTGGTGCCAGAAACCGTAAAATCGGCGGATGCCCCTAGCGGGTAATGGGCGTGACGGTTGGTTAATACTTGCGCCGGGTAATTTGCGTAAACCGTGTTTGTGCCAACATTGTACATTCGCCGGGCTTGCGCGTCTGTAATGTTGTAATTGCTTAATATGACAAGGTCGGCAATTCGTATAGGCAAATAAGTAAAAGAAAGTCCATTGTAGGAGTACGCGCCAATCCCAATTATATTGTTTGTTGTTGCTGGGCTTAAAGAGGCGGGGCTTTGGCTCACAAACGGTGGCGCGTCCGGGCTTTTTACAGAATTGTCGTAAAAACTGACCCTGCTTTGCGAGGTTGATGTTGGATTGTGGTTGATTATTAGGTGCCTCCAGGTCGTTGCTGGCCAGCTCCTTGCGCTTGCGTAGGTGGCCACTGCTGGCAACACCAAAGACTGCACCCCGGCAAGCGAAAATGATTTTGTTGCGCCTCCGTACGTCAGGTACAGTTGCGACTGGTTCCAGTTACCAGCAAACAGGCTGCGCGTGGTTCTTAAAAAGTTTAAGAAGTTGTAATCGCTATTGTTAAAAGTATCCACCCACATCGACAATGCCCACCTATTGTCAAATCCCAGGGCGTTTACAATACTTGCTATTCCCCCGCCTGAAGATTCGCCGCCCAAAATGTCGTTAATCCCATCCAGTTGCAACGCCCCGGCAAAGGTGCGGTGCCCTCTTCTCTGTCCGTCTCCCCTAACGCCTACTAATGTGCTGTTCATTTTTACAAATAAGTTACGTCTATTGTTGCGGTTGCGGCTGGATTAGATACATAAACGCCAACCATGTACGATTGCGCTGGTTGCAGGGCCGCAATTTGCGCGTTTACTTGGGCCTGCGTTTGGTTAAAGTTAACCACCCCTTGCGAGGCACTTGTAACTAATTCGTACCCCAAAACCGTGCCCGTGGTTAATGCAATGTTTTCTATTTGCATCCGCCGGGTTCCGCCCAAAAATACATCGTGCGAAATTCCGTTAGCAAAATTGTAAGTGGTGCATCCGAACCGAACCCAGAAAAAGGGCACAAAATAAACAAACTCCAAAAGTGCATCGGCCCCAACCGAAATGCTATTACAAAACGCCAAAACCGTGTAGGTTCCCGATTGCAAATTTATATTGTTTTGCAATTGCGAAAGGGTCAAGGCGGGCAGCAAAGCCCACGAACTGCCCGCCGGGTCTGGCACGTTGCCCGGCTGTATTTTGTAGGCCACGCCAACCGCGTTATTAAAAATATTGTTTACAACAAGCCCGTTTATTTTCTCATCAAAAAACAGGGTTGCCGCCAAGAAGTTGCCCCGGAAATGCACGGTTTGGCGGTGCTGGTTGGTGTTGGTGGCAAATGGGCTGGCCCCATCGCAAGAAATAGCCGAAACCGCGTAGTAGTACTTTGTGCAAGGCGACAGGCCCGAGAAAGCGTAGGACGCGCCCAGTACGCCCGTAAAGGTTTGCGTTCCGGCCCCAAAATTTGGACTGGTGGATAGCCTAACAGTATAACTAACCGCGCCGGGCACGGGCTGCCAATTTATTGTAAATCCGCTCGCCGTTATGTTTGTCTCTGGCAAAAATGTAACCAATAGTGCGTTTAACGGATTTACAGGGTTGCCCAACCGACGGCCAAAGGTGCCCACCTCAACGAGGGGCACCTCGTAAACGTAGCCCTGGTAAGATTCGTTGGGGCGGTTCAGGCTGCCCGCGTTTTCGCGCAATATTTCGTATTGCGATGTAACGATTTCGGTGCCCGTATTCTCGCTAATCTTTACCACATCGTGGTGTAGTGCCGCCTGCAATATTTGTATTTCAAACCACGTCAGCCACTCGGTTTTGAGCGTTCGCCCATCGTGCCAATTGTGTATCAAATTTCTAAATCTACCCTTTGCATCTTGCCAAACAACCTTGTCCGTTGGCAAAATGTAATCGATTAATTGCCCCCGCACATAACCAACCATTTCCAAGCAGTTGCGGTAGGCCCCGTAATCGTAATTTTCTACGTAATTGGAATAGGAAAATTTTAGCCCTTTGCGCCCGATGTCGTTAATCGGCTCGGAAAGGAACCGCGCGCCCCCCGTATTTTGTAGCAAAATAGTTAGGTTTGGGGTTTTGTTCGCAATCCCGGCCAGGTTGATTGTCGCCCACCAGACATTGCTGGTGCCACCTGGGCTAAGTGCCCCCGTGTCCGTAAACCCGCCGCTTGCCAAGGTTGCGCCCGCGTCGTTTCTAACTGCCCAGGTCGGCACGGTGTCGGATTCAACTTGCACCCGAACAATGTCGTTAAACCAGGCCCAGTTTCCGGGGCAGAAATTGTTAACCTGGTGTGCGATTTTTTGGCGAGAATAGGGCAAATTTAGGAATCTAGTTCCATTTGGGACTAGCGATTCGTTAACCGTGTAAAACCTCAATCCATTACTTCTAAATACTCTCATTTTTTTACGGATTAGGAACCAACAAGTCCACTTGTGGCCCAAATTTAAGTATTTCCCCAGTCGATACCACTCTAATTTTCATGTTAATTCCGTTGAATTGCGTGCTTCCTGGAATAGCCGAGAAGGGCTGTGTAAAAATTACCAAATTCGCAACCCCTGATATTTGCGGCGCAACGACCATCGTTTCGGTTGTTAATGTGCCGTTGTTGAACCACCTAATTACAACCTGCTCGCCAATCTGAAGGAGATCGCTTAGGTCGGCTACTCCATCCACACCGAACATCCCCCTAAACTCGATGCTTGCATTCGCCCCGGGCCTGGTTATAGTAACAAACGTGTTGGCGACAAACGCAAGGCCAAAGGAATTGGAAGGAGGCGGCTCCACGGGCGGGGGGGCTGGCCTAAGCCCGCTTTTGGCAACGAGCAAAGTTATTGCCATGCTCCAGGCCTGCCCTTCTTGTGGCTGGATGTTAAAATCCCAAATCCAGCCTCTTAGATGATTTTGATCGCTATTGGAGACCTCTATAATCTTGTATTTGTTGATGCCAATAAGCAGCTTTTCCCAAAGCGGCAAATCCAAGGGCGCAACAAATTGGATAAATTCGGGCACAAAAATAGCCTCGTCGGTTTGTGCTACAAGCAAATCTTGCCGCTCCAGTAAGTTGTCGGCAAAATAGAAGTCATCCCCGTTTCTTGTTAATAGGTTTACATTGCCTTCGCCGCTAGCAAATTGCCATTTGGAAAGGTCATTGCGGGCCTTTACTAACCCGGAATTTAGCCACTTCAAATGTCGGGTAAAATTACGGGCAGGGGAAAGGTTTAAATTATATCGAGTTGAGGGCGAAAAGCAACCTTCTACTAGCTCAAAATCCTCGTTCTTTTGGGCCAAAAACCCTGCATTGTTGCGGCGAGAAGCGATAATAAATGTGTCTTCGTCATACTTGTCGCCCTTGGTTGGATCGCCTTCAAAAATAATTCTCCTCAACCGCTCAATCGCATAGCCAGACGCCACGAAGCCGCAAACGGAATCGTAAGAATTGTTTGTGTTTTTGATCAAATTAAAACGCTGGTGCTGGGTGCAAAATTCATCTAAACTGTTTTCGCTTTCGGTGGTCTCAAACTTTGAAAACCCAAAAGTTGCTTTTTGGAAATACAGCTCGGACGCGGCACGAACATTAATATTTTCCACCCAATCAAACCGGGCAATGACCTCGTTTTGATAGAAATAATCCCGCCTTTCTACCTCTATCCTTACAACATTATTATTCCTTTTTGGCCCCCAACCCAAACAAAAACAGGCATTTAGGTTGTCGAACAGTTCTTTGAACGAATATTGCGGGGCTTTAGGATTTGCTACACTACGTATGCTCAACCCGCTGGTTAATGCCGTAATTGAGTGCAACCCATCGGATGGGTAGGCCGTCGGCGTGCTGTCAACGCGGCCGAACGTAAAGCTATCCAAAAGAGTAGATTTGTCCGTACAAAAATCTATCGCTTTTTGCAGGGCTTCAAACACAAGGTAAGATTGTGCGGTGCTAGCTGGCCGTTGGCTTGCGTTTGCTATTGCTAAATCTCCCTCAAAAGTAAAATTGACCGTAAGGGTGCCCTCGCCTGGGTCATTGCCAAAGTCTCCAGTTATTAACACACCAGCAAAGAAGTATTCATTTTCATTTATGTTAAACGTCTGTTCGTATAATACATTGCGTTCAATTGTGCCCTGGGCGTTATCCAAAAATATGGTTTCGTAAACGGTCATTGTTTCGCTTGGGCCGTTTTTTACAATGTAGAACAGCTCCATTACAAAGCCTACGAAAGCCGGGAAATCGGCAAGTATTGTATATTCTATTTTTAGCCGCCCCGCGTGCGTAAATGTAAACGGGCCAGTAGCCCCAGGGTTTTTAATTGTGTATTTTATGCCCCCAAATTGCGGCGGTATATTGGGAGTGGAGACCTCGTCTCGAACCCAGAAACCGTTATTTGTTGCAAACCTCAAATCGTAATCGTAAATTAATCCGTCAGGCCACCCGATCCCCTCCATACTGCTCATAAACAGATAAACGCCCCGGAAAATGGCCTGGCTATGCAGCGATAAGTCAATAGGCATTTCATAGTTTTCCAAAACAACCCCCTCGGCGGAAAGCTGCCTATTTGCTTCTATTTTTATGCCCGCCCTCTCCCTCAACTTTTGGGCTGGGTCATTTGGCAAGATTTCACATTCCACATACAAATAATCGTCCGGGGTTGGTAATAACGCCCGGTGATCCTCCACCCGGCGCACTTTTTCAAGCGTTGAAAAATCAATAAACCCGGAAAAGACTTGAATGTATCTAGTGTCCTCAACAAGCACTTCGATAACGACTTCGCAAACCGCGTCAATGCCGCGCAAATCATACTGCTTTAAAACAAAGTCCTTGTACGCGAGCTGAAACTGGATCGGAGCATTGGATATTTCAAAGATGCCATGTACAGCCGGGTCTCTTTTCAGCCCGAAATCGCAATCCGCCCAGTTGATCGGGGCGTAGTCCGGGGACAAATCTAGTTCGCCGGGCGACTTGAGGATAAATTTAACTAAATGGTTCATTTGCTTGACCAGCTAAACCGACGGTTTATGATTTGTGTCCGCTGCAAACCGCGCTCTATTGTGGCAGTAAACGCATCTTTATCGATGTTTACCACGGTTGGCGGGTTGTTCCGAATAGCCTCGACAATTGGCCCGCTATCCATGCCCCGTTCCCCGCCCAAATCTAGCATTGATTGCAATTTTGACAGCGGGGCAATAACCTCGGGGTTGCTCCGCGCGCCTGGGTACTCGCCCATCAGGCCTAAGGTTGGGCCGCTGACAATGCCCCCGGCGGCGAATTTCGGGATAATGCTATTGAACAGAGAGGCCGCCAATGCCCCGGCAATGCCCGCCAAAGCAACAGCAGCCGGGCCGCCTATGCCTGTGGAAATCAGCGTTTTAGAAACGACAGCCGCCACGCCCTGGGCAATTAAGCCACTAATTACCCTCTTAATCGATTGGGCCGCCGACTGGGCGAAGCCCCGCAAATCCTTCCCGCCCTGGGCGACTTCCTGGCCAAGCTGCGTCATTGATCGGGCAATGGCCAACCCTAGGTTTTGGAAAGAAAATTCTCCTTTTTGAACGTCTGCGATAAGGGTTTGCATCGCGCTTTTTACCATCTCGGTCTTGACTGGCACGGCCGCCATCTGCTCGTTCAGTAGCGCGAGCGTCTCCCTCATTTTTACAAACCGATCATCGGTCGGGGCCACGCCCTCGGCCAAAAGAGTGGTCATGGCCTGTTTGACAATGCCAATTTTTTCTTCGGCCAGCGACTGCATTGTTCCGCCAAATTCTTTGAATTTAGCATCTGCCAAGGCTACCCCGGCTTGTGCGTCAGCAAAGGTTTTGTTTATTTTTTGGTCAAGGGCGGCCTTCTTAATTGCGCCGTCCGTTTCCTGCCAGGTAGTCAGGTATTTTTTTAATGCCTCATCGCTTTTTGCAACCCCTGCGTCTGCCAGACTTTCAAGGCCAGACCGCAAGGCATTTGCCTTTGCCGTCTGGTCGTCAAAGTCGGGAAACAATAACTTTCGGGCTTGAATACCAGCGAGTTCGGCATCAATCTTGGCAAAAATCTCTTTTACCTTGTCGGCCTCCACGGCGGCTTTTGCAGTAGCGGCCGCAAGGTTTTCGGCTGGCCCGGCGGCTGGCCCGGCGGCTGGTGATGCCCCGCCCCGGGAATCGCTTATCTGGCCCAAATCTTGTTGGGGCACAAATAGCATTTCAGATATTTTTTTCTTCACGGCCGCAGCCCCGTTGGTTATAAAAGTAACAACCCCGTCAAAATTCTTTTTAAGGTTGTTGGCAAATTCCTCGCCGTTAGATTTTTCCAAGGCCGCTTCCATTTTTGCCGCCTCTTTAACAACCTTGTCGGAGGATTGGCCAGTGGCTTCGCCGATAAGGCCGATCGCCTTCGCCGCCTTAATGTGCCACTCGATTACGCTTTTAATTACACTAGCAACTGTGTTGTGAAAGGAGATAAACCAGTTTTTCGCGGTTTCAAAAACCTTGGCGATCGTTTGGCCAACAAAATCTACTACTTTTCTAAAATCCTCGAATGTGTCGTAAGCGGATTTTATGGCAATTCCAATACCAACAATTACCGCAATAGCAGCGGCAATTATGGCCCCGATAATTATAAACTTCGCGCTTAATAAAATAACGGCTTTAGCCATGCTCATAAAGGCCACGGCCCCGGTTGATATTGCCCCGGCAACCGCGCCGCCAATGCTCACCATTTTACCAAAAGCGAAAAGCAAAGGCCCGGCGGCTGCGGCAACTCCCGCAATAATTGTCCCTATTCGCAACAATTCGGGATTGAGGGTGGACAGCTTTTGCAATACATTCGCCGCGCTATTTGCCAAATTTGTAGCAAATTCCAAAAGCCCGCTACTTGCAATAGACAATTGCAACGCCTCAAAGCTGCTGCTTAATGTAGCTATTGCGCCGTTTAAACCTTGCATCCTAATTGCGGCCTGGTCGGTGGCCGAAACCTTATCGATGCTCGCGGCGTACTCGTCAAATCCTTTTGCCCCGGCCTTGGCAAACATCAGGCCGGTTCGCATCGCATCTGCCCCAAAAAGCGTTTCGGCCGCTTGTAATTTTTGCTTTTCGGATAGCCCGGAAAACGACCGTTGCAATTGCTCTGCAATGTCTCGCATCGGCAACATTTCGCCCGTGGCCGAAAAGAAATTAAGGCCCAATTGCTTCATGGTTGCGGCCGCTTCCTTGCTTTTCGGATTAAGCGCGGTAAGGAATGTTTTGAACGATGTGCCAGCGTCCGCCCCGCTCGCAAACGCGCTGGATGTAGCGGCTATGGAGGTGGCGAAATCTGTAAAGGAAACGCCCACGGCACCAGCCACGCCCCCGGCCTGGGCCAACGCGAGGCGGACATCGTCAATCCCAAATTTAGATGCTATTGTAAGGCCCGAAAGCTGATCAACCACCTTGCCCAGATCGGATGCTTTTAGGCTAAATTGGCCCAGGGCATCGCTGGCAATGTTTGCTGCATTTTCTAAATTCGTGCCTGTCGCCGAGGCTAATTTTAGCGTGGAATCCAGCGCGCCGCCCATCACTTGCCCGACCGTCAACCCGTTTTTAATTAGGTTAGACATTGCATTTGCTGATTCCTGCGCGCTAAACTGCGTACTGGCCCCCAATTGAAGGTTTTTTTGGCGAAGTATCTCGAGGTCTTTGGCCGTTACATTTGTAATTGCCCTAATCTCGTTCATGCTTGCCTCAAAATCCCCTGCGTTTTTAAGGATCGACGCGCCCATTGCGGCCACTGGCAATGTAACACCAACCGAAAGGCCGGAACCGATATCCTGCATCCGCTTTCCGGTTGCCTCCAACGACTTGGAAGCCTCGGCCAGCCTCTTTTGCATTTCTGCAATTTTAGCCTCGAGTATTACAACGATCCTGTTTTTGGTATCAGCCATTTTGGATAAAATTTGTCAGCGATTTTAGGGCTTCGGTGTTTTTGTTGGGGGCTATTTCATCGGTTGGGAGCTTCATTATCTTCTCCAGTTTCACGCCTGGTTTACCTTTTGGGATTTGGCAGTTTATTTCTATGTACGCCAAAAACCTTACCTTTTCCCATTCTTTTGCCTCGTTAAATTGGTACGCCCCGCGCTTTAATGTAAAGTCCCGAAAAGATATTGTTTCCATTTCTTGCCGGGACATCCCTAAATAGCCAATGCACCAGGCTTCAAAATCCTGCTCAAATTCATCATTTATTTGGGCCGTGGTCTTTTGAATTATTGGGCCGCTTCTTGGACTACTTCCGTAGCCCCTACGGCCTTTGAAAAAACCGATCCAACATCTTGGATGCTTTTGATTGCAAGCCCCACCAATTCCGCTTCTTTTTCAACCCCCATTGTGTCCATGATTTGGGTTATTTCGCTTTCCACAATACCTACGCGGCCCAAGCAAACCTCGATATATGCATACAGAAAGCCAAGCATTTTTCCGCCCCCGTCGCTGGTGTCTCCGATTTGGGTCATTGTCAGCCCCTCTCTTTTCAGGGCGCGAATCAATGCCACGTTTGAAAAGTGAAATTTAACCTCTTTGCCTTTGTGGTTAACGGATGCTTCCATGTTTTTTGGTGATTTTTATATTAAAATGGTCAACGCAAATATAATAAAAAAGGCAGCCAAAAGCCGCCTTTTTTGAAACACCAAAAAACTGCAAACAAACAACAAATTACACAATTAGCGCAGAACTCGGCTTGCCCTGAACCATTAAGGTTAACGAGTACACCGCAATGTCGTCGTTAGGAAAAGTAAGTTCGAGATTTGAAATAAAGCATTGCCCCGTGGTAATCTGCCCGCCAACTATTTGCGCGCCAGTCGAGTCGATTGGGTAGATTTCAAAATCCATTATCTGGTCGGTGTCCAGTGCGACAAAAAGCGTGTGCGAGTTCCAGGTATTGCCCATCCGTATGTGGCCTTCGGCCGAAATTTCGGCGGATTTGTCGCCCAAAATGTGCGTCTTCCATCCGCCGGACGCTACCACGTCGCCCCGGCACGCCTGCACCTCCGAGGTGTCGCGCTGAAAGGTTGTGCCCAGGTCGGTTACGCACAACACCAGCCCGGCGACTGGGGGCGGGCCAGCGTGCGATAACTCTAAATTGTATAAGTCGCCATTGTGCGAGCCTACAACAGATGCCATATTTTTAAGCGTTTAAAATTGTAAATTGGATGTCTTTATCTTTCACGCGAACGGTGCGGGTGGCCTTGTTTATTAGGTCGTTTGGATAGGAATTTACATTGCCAAATCCAACATGACTTAAGGTGCCTTGTAGCCACGTTTTTACGTAGTCTGTGCCCTCGCTTGCGGTAATCGTGTAGCTGTACGACCCGGGGTTGAAGTCCATTTGTGCCGTGTCAAAACGAAATTCTATCTCGCCCGATGCCCCCCCCGCAACAAGCAAAGAAGCCAGCACGGTTTCGCGCGCCCTGATCGACATAAGTACATTATACCCGCTTAGATCGAAGTCGCCGGGCGTGGTGGAGGGATCGTACAACTTTAGCCGAAAATTTGCGGTTTCGGCCCGCCTGGTTACAATGTCAACGCGCTGGGCCACATCAGATGCCAACGCTTCATTTTGCTGCCTAATCCACATTTCTACAATTAGTTAAAGTAATACGGGTTTGGATGTTGTACATCTGCCATATTTCGGGCGATGAATTAGGCCGATCCGAATTGGCGTAGTTCGTTGCCATTGTCGTCAAAACCTTGTGGTTTTCAAGGCCAAAATGCCTTTGGTAATCAACTACCTTGCCGATTATTTTCAATACATTTTCAGCGAGCGAATATAGTTCTTTTTTGGAAGTCCCAGGGAAAATAATACTAAATTCCGTGATACATTCGGCCCCTTTACGCCCCTGGTAGGTGGTTTGCACGCTCCTAAGCAAAACAATCGGCAATTGCTCGCGGGAGGGCATAATGTCAAAAAACGGCAAAGCCTCGTCCTTCATCAACTCGGCATAAGCCTTTTGTATAATTGCCTCGGGGGTCATATCACTTTGCTAATTTCTTTGTAAAAATCCTGCTTAATTGCGTCAGCCGCCGGGCCTAAAAATGGCCTTGCGGGCAAGTATCTGGTGCCCATTTCGTGGAAAATTGCGTAGTAGCCCGCCGGGGTGTTGCCAATTTCCCTGCTCCAGGGGTTGGGGCGGTCGATCTGGATGCTATTTATCATATTGCCCGTATCAATTAGATCGTGCCCGCGAATGTTCTTAATTGTGCCGTTCCTGACCTTGTTGGCGTAGTGTTCCAGCACCCTTGTAACGGCGGGCAAATCCACCCATTTGTCGGCCCGCTCCTTAATGTGCGAAATTACATTAATCTTTAGCTTCATAGCACGTCAAATAATAGTAGTTATAATCTGCCGACATACTCAAAATGCGATAGGTTTTTGACCTCCATTTTATTTTGTCGGCCTCAAAAATTGCCCGGTCTGGGAAGTTTTTGCAAACTATTGCAAGGTGCTGGGCGGCTTGGTAAGTGGCAAAATCCATTGGCTTGGTTTGCTTCATATCTACGGTCGCCCAAACAGAATACATTGCCGCAAATTGCATTGTTACGCCGCCAAATTCATCGCGGGTTTCTTGCGGCCTCAACACCTCTATTTGCTCCCTAAATGTGTATTTTTTTGCCACGCCGAGACTTGTCTTTTTCGTTGTACATTGCATGGGCCATCCCATAAACCTCGCTTACATAACGGTCGTTCTTATTGCCTTCTATTTCGTAAATTACAATGGAGGCCGGCCATTGGCATACGGCCGAAACAACTTTTGTTATTTGCCCAAAATATGGCAGGATTTCGGGCGCGAAAAAACCATCGTTGTTAATTCTTACCTCCAACATCCGCCCATCCAAGCTAATTCCGTGAGCTTCCTCGACTGCCTTTTGTGCGGAATTTAGAAGCATTGCAATTACATCATCTTCGCTCTCCCCATCTACTTTTAAGTAATTTTTGGCCAATTTTAAATCTATGCCAGTTTGATTGTCCCGCTCCAAAATGACAAGGCTTGAAATAGTGGCTTGGCTGGGCATGTCCCCAACCAAGCCGCCAAATTCTAGCGAGAACCTTGCAAACGCGGCGTCGTTGAACACACTCCAAAAAGTTAGCATTACTTCTTCTTTTTTCGCGTTTTGACAGGCCCGCCAATTTCTTCTTCTTCTTGCGCTATTTCGCTGGCCTCAATTTGTTGTGCCTGTGGCCCGCCAATTAGTGTCGCCTTCTTTTCTTCGTCATAAAACCGGGTACTAAAAACCTCGGTTGCGGTTTGCTCAATCTCTACATAGTCAACATCTTGCGCTTCCACCACGCCACCGGGGACAAGCGCGCCCCCGGTGGTATTGGTCGTTTCTTTGATCACAAAAAACCTGCTCATTGATCGATCTTTCCGCGCGCGGCGGCGAAGGTGTCTTTTACAAAAGCGTCGGGGTTCATTACGATCAATTTGATGCTTTCTTCGGCGCGAATGGTGATCATGTTCCGGATAAAATTGTCGCGGTCGTGCATGGATACCTCCACCGAAAGCGGCTCGTGAAATTGCAGTTGGCAATAATTAAGGTCGCCAACGCAAAACGTGCCTTGCGGTACAGCCTGGTGCGCCAAGGTTGACACGCCCAAAATTGACTTAGTGTCCTGTGTGATCAAGTTCGGAGTGACATAGCCGCCTTGCGAATCCTTTTGAAGCATCATCAAATATGCGTCAATCGGGTTTAGAAAAATTACGCTGGGCGTAAACCCGCCTTGATTGATTCCTTTTCTGGACAGGTCGGCAAACGCCGCAACAAGGATATCGATATTGTTCACGGCCGATACCGGGTTGGCCCCGAATGGACTAGTAAATGTAGCCGCTTGGGTGATTATCCCGTTAATCGCGTTCGCGGTTCCGGGGCCGTTTAATATTTCCACATCTTGCAGGTTAAAAAGCTGCTCGACGAGGTTGGTCTCGACGTACCTAACGATTGCGGAATAGTCGTTTAGCCAGCTTTCCGACAACCGCACAAAGTGGGCGATCCGCTTGGCCGTAATCTCGACCAGCGTAAAATCCATATCGGTTTGGGCCTTTAGCGTTCCATCCGCGTGGTAGGCCGGGCCTCCTTCGCCCCCGGTGTGGCGAATAACCTCGGTAATGCGGTCGGTGCTTGGCGCGCTTGGCAAAATGTCGCGCGCGTGTACGCGATAGGGGCTTGCAACTACGCCGGGCATCCTTTGCCGTGTGCCCATTTCCCCGGTAAAATTGGTCAGGGCCAGATCGCCGACCGCCTTGCGGAATTTGCCGCCGCGATTGCCTGCCGCTACTGCTTTTGCAAAAAGATTGATGGGCGAATCGTCGGCCATGAGCGATTTTCGCAGCTTTTGCGAAAAGCTAGGGGGTTGATCGCCACCAGCAGAAATTAGCTTTTCCAAATCGTTCATCCGCGCATCGGCGGCCTTTTCGCGGGCGGACATCTGGGTGTCCAGCTTCTTGAAATCATCCCAAAGTTTTTGTACCTCACTTGTGGTTTTAGCGACTTTCTCGCCCTGTTCGGCTACTGCATCGCCGATCTTCTTGCCCAGGTCGGCAAGTTCCTGTTTAACTCCCAGTTCGTCCATAAAAAGCGTTTTTAAATTCGTTAATTAATTCCTTTGCTTTTTGCTGTTCGGATACTGGAGCTAGCGTTGTCTCCAACCCGCCGGGGCTGTTTTGAGCCGCTAATTTAATAATAAATTCAGAAACAATAGACAAAGTTTTATCCGAAAGAGTTGATAGTTTTTGAATCGCCTCAAACTTGCTTTTAATTCCCGAAAGCGTGGCAAATTCGTTTGCCCCCCAAGTTACCGCGCTGCCCTCCCACAATTTTACTTCGGTAAAAATCATACCTTTGGCCCAGTCGGCTTGATCTTTAAGAGAGTAGCCCCCGGGCACGAGCGTAAACATAACAGAATGCTCGTTAATCTCGCCGCTTTCGTACAAAATGGAAAGGTCTTTGCCGACCTGCGTTTCGTTCAATTTTGCCTCAAAATACAGGCCCTTTTCATCCTCTTTTAGGATCAAAAACTTGCCCGCGTTCATTGTGCGGTCGTGCTCTCGCAAAAATTTAATCCTGCCCTTTGCGTCAGGCCCATTTTCGCGGATAGAGCGGGCGTAGGCACCGGGCATAATCGTATCTCGGTCGCTGTCCTCAACGCCAAAAACAGATAGGTAGCCCGTTACAATCTTGGACTTAACATCCACGTCCTTAACGCTTTGCAAGTCCTTTGTTATGTTTTTGAAATACTGCTCTTTTTGCATATTGTTATTAATTTTCGTCGTCGTAAAATAGCATTGCACACCTGCAATTAATTACATTTTTGCTGCTGCCCCTGGGGTCTCCAGGGTGTCGCATGGCCTCGCCCATGACCGTAAAATTGTCGTTAATCCCAACTATTTGGCCATTCGCGGCCCGGTGGGCATCTCGCGTCCTTCGCTGGTTTGCCGCTTGCCAAGCCTTTCGGGTCATCACGCCCCCGGCTTTTGCGCCTTCCAAGGCCCCGAAATTCGCGGCTGCAATAACCTCTGTCCTAGCGATCCTAACCGCTTGGTAAAAGCTGGCCACAGTTAGGGCCTTTAGTGCCCGCCTGGCTATGTCCGATGGGCTGCCCCCTTCTTGTTGCGCCCGCTCTATTTCGGCCAACATTTCATCTCTAGCCGTTCCAGAAATAGAGCTTATTTTAGCCCCGGCAAATTGCCTAATGTATTGCAAAATGCGGTCTAGCGCAAAATCGCCAAACAGGTCTTTTTGTGCGGCTTTTTGCGTGCCAAAAAAGGCATCGCGACCGAATTTCAACCCAACTTCGCTGTATAGGTCGGTCAAGTAAATAGTCAAACTATTGTCAGAAAAAAGCCCATTTACCACCGCCCCGCCCTGCGAAGGGTAGGCGGAAATTGCCTTTTTGTACTCGGCTTTTAGTAATGCCCTCATGCGCCTTTCCCATTTCAAAAATGAGCTTTCAGGCTTCAGCTTGGTTGCCCATTTCATACGCCGCTTCTATTGGTAAGTTGTTGATCCACAAGGTTGTAGTTTCCGGCGTTTGCATTTCGGGCAATCCCATTGCCGCCCTCTTTTCGTCTATGGTCATCCAATTCGCTTTGGCCAACGCCTCGGTTTGGGCGGCTATATCGGCCTGTAATTCGGGGATTTTGGAAGTATCGGGCAGGATGTAGGCATCTTGCAACTGTGGCGAAATTTCGGGCAATAGTTCCCAGCTTATTTTTGCAAAAAGGGCCTTTAGGTTTGGCAAAACCGCCCCGGTGTAAAAGGCTGCTTTTGCTTCGCGATAATTGGCAAATGTGCTGGCTTCCGAATCCCCAAATAGCTGGCTGGGCGCGTGGAAAACCGCGCAAATGGCCCGCAAATCGTTAAGTTGCTGTTTGCTTAATTCCAAGTCAACAGCGGTCATGCCAATGCGTTCAAATTTTATCTTGCCGTTCGTAAAAATAATCTTGCCTTGGTTGTTTAATCCGCTATGTTTTTGGCGGTAACTCTTCTCAATTCCCTTTACATCGTCGGCGGTTATATTCTCATCCTCAACGCCTACAATTCCATACGCGCCGCCGTTTGCATACAATTCATTTGCGGCCGTTTTAGCGTTGTTGGATCGTAAAATTGTGCGGCTTGCCGGGGCCAATCTGCTAAGGCCCTCGGCCCGGCCTCTTAGGTCTGGATTGTAGCGAATTAACAAGTCTTTGGGGCTGGGCTGCATGGTTCCGCCCGCGCCCTGGTATGTAATTAATATAGAGCGAATAGTTTTAAAAAACTCGTTTTCGTAAGTGATGTTGCAATTGGCCGGGTTTACATTGTGCAATTCGTAAACTTTCTTTTGTCCAGTCATTTGCCGCAATTTGTAGATGATGGATTTGCTGCAAATTAAGTAGTAAAGCACCTCTAAGCGGCAAAACTCCTGCCACGTTTGGTGATTGTTCGGCCGCTCCAAAAGCCGCCGGGCCTCGGTCGCGCCCGGGCCTGAAATTGGCGCGGGCTTGCCGTCAACATCTTTTACCAAAATCCAATCGACATAAGAAGCGGCCTCGGCTATTTGGTCGGCGATAGCAAATACAATGTCGTTGTACTGGAACCCATACCGAATGAATGATTCGTCGTTTTGGCCCAATTCCGTAAGCGCGCCCGCGTGCCGGAACGGAAAACGCAAAAACAAGTCGTCGATTCCTGGCACTCGAGTAGGGCTTTCGCCAACCTTTTCGGTCGAGAAAGAGAAGGATTTTAGAAGCCGTTGGAATATGTTCATTTTACGCCGAATAAACTTGTTTCTGTAAAAGTAAATTGGTCAGCCCGTGCACCAAAGCGTCGATCCTGTCCGGGCTTGTTTCCTGCTTCGGCTCCCATGTCAACATTTGCTCTTCCAGTTCTACCAGGGGCCGCGCGTGAAATACGCGGCCTTCTTCGTACAACGCCAAAACAGGCTCGGCCCTAAGAACCTTGCCCCTGCTAGCGTAAACGGTTAGTACCCTAACGTTCGGATCGTGTTGCCTAATTATTTGTTTTACCAGGTCGCCGCCCTGGTTGACCTCGGCAACAATGCTATCGGCCTTTAGCCTGTAATACAAATGTATCGCTTTTTTCGCCCAATCGGATGGGCTGTATTTGCCGCTTTCGTCTGCAAGTACATGGCCGTTTTTTTGATGATCAATCCCGACGGCAATTATCCCCGTTTCATCGCTGTTCTTGTTGCTAGTTACCGCCGGATCAACACTGACTACTATCCTTTTAAGTTCGCCCGGCTGCCTGTAAACAATCAAATTGCCGCGCCAAATTGCCTCCAGGCTTTCGGTCAGCCACTTGCCCAAATATCTGTGTTTGTATTTTAATAAATTATTCTTTTTTGTGGCCTGGGCTTTTTCCAAAAAGGATTGTGAAAGGTTCTTTAGGTTCTCCAGATAGGACGTATAAATGTATTGCACTCCTTCAAAAACTCCCGTGAAATAATCGGGCAATTTAGCAAAAAAGCGTTTGTAAATCCAATGCGAAACCCGGCGGGGGTTGAGGACGAATATCACCCGGTTTTGCACCCAGGGCACCCGAACGCTTTCATCTATTGTGTCAAAAATTTCTTCATCGTGCAACTCTTCGGCCTCGTCCAGTACCCAGGTTGTAATGTTTTTTAAGCTTTTCATCCTTGCGGTTTGTATGCCCTCCGAGGTCTTTATCCCCATAAACATTATGGTGCTGCCCGTTTTTTTATTAATTACAGCGTCCTTAGTTATTGAAAAATCAGCAATCCCGTTGATCAATAATATTTTTTCCTTGATCTCTGGTATGATGCTTTTTTCGGCAGAGTGCATAGTGTACCTGGTGAAAAGTATGTTGTGGCCAGCCTCATACGTGAGGCGCAAAATGAACTCGGCGACGGCAAATGACTTGGCCCCGCCCCGGCCGCCGTACACAAAGAAGTATCGGCTGGGGCTTTGGTAAAGGGCTTGGAATTTCTCGTTAGTTTCCGTCATTTGTGCTTATTTTCAATGCTTTATAATCATCCTCAATCATTTCAAAGCCCGCCGGGGGCGGGGCGGGCTTTACCCAGGCTATTGGCAAAACGCTGGTTTGCTGCCCGGTCGTTTCGGTTGGCTTGTCTATCTGGTAGGCCATTTGCAGCAGCATTTTTGCCGCCGGGGTGTCTCCCTCAATTGCCGATTTTATCAACGATCTTACTATCGCCTCTACATTATTTATTGATGGATCGTAAAGACTGGGATCGTTTAGCTTTTTAAATACAAACGCCTGCAACGCCCCGGCCTTGACCGTCCGGGGCTTTTTGGGCTTTTCGTTTTCGCCGGGCCGGGCGAATAGCGTAGCTTGCATATTTGCGCTATAATTCTTACCTTTAGGCATTTATGCAAAATTATGAAATATACATTACAAAATGATTTTATTTACGAAACAGGGATTTCGGGCAATCCGTACAATTGCCCCATCTTTTCCCTGTCCGGAACTGGAACAATAACGATTTTCGCGGGCTTTAGGTTTGACGGCGCAACATTAGTTCCAGATGGGCGGATTGACCCGGCCACAGGCTTGCCGCGCACCTATTTTGCGGCCCTTGTACATGATGTTTTGTATATAGAATTTCCAAAACATGGCATCCCACGGCGGCAAATAGAAAGGTTGTTTTTGCGGATGTTGAGGGAGGCGAATTTTAAGCCCGCTTGGCTTTATTATGCGGGAACCAGTATATTTGGCGGCGTATTTTTAAAGCTTGCGAGATCAGGATGGATTTAGAACATTTCGACATTGTAATAAAGCACGGATCGGACATTACTTTGGGTGGTCTGCTGCTGTTAATTATACGAATGTTGTATAGTTGGCTAAAGTATGTTATGGACAAGTTTAATAGCCTCGTCGAGGCATCTTTAAAAAATTGCCAAGAAGGATCGGCAAGGATGGAGGCGCAATTTACAACCACCTTGCAGGCCGAGCGCAAAGGGTTTGAGGAGAACCGCAAATGGGAAAGGGAGTTTTTTTTGTCCGTTATTGAAGAAAAAAACGCGCTTATTGAAGCAAAAGAGGATCAAATAAAATCGCTGATCGGCATTAAAAAAATAGTCGAGCCTGGGCAGGGCTAAGGTCGTAATTCCAGGTTAGGCACTCGGTTTTTGTCCGCTCCTTACCCCGCATTGCCAAGCACTTAACAATATCTTTGCTGTTCCACCCGCACCGCTCGCGGTATTCCAGGAGTTCCGGCTCGGGGTAGGATGATAGCAAAAACTTGCTGTTGCAAGTCGCTAAAATGTCAAGCAATTTAACAAAATCCTCCTTTGTGTAGCCCTTATAATGTCCTTGATCAGACGAAACATAGGGCGGATCAACATAAAAAAATGTGCTTGGATCGTCTTTAATAAGTATTAAGTCTTTGGCATCCCGGTTGAATATTTCAACATTTTCAAGCCGCTTGCAGATTTCGGGCACAAACAATTCTCTTTTGCCGAACGTCGACCTCCCCTCTTGGCTTCTTTTGCTGTAGGCAAATCCGCCGTTGATCTTTTTGCCAAAACTTAGGTTTGTTTGCGCCCAAAACGCCCAGGCCAACTCGGCGGGATCGGCGTCGTTGTTTTTTAGAATTTCGCCCGCCCGGCGGTGATCGGCCTCGCTGTGCAACGTGGATTTTATTAGGCTTTGCAATTCTCCAAAACGTTGCTGGGCCACCCGGTAAAAATTGACCGCAAAATTATTGGTGTCATTTATCGCTTCGCCCTTGCTTGGTTCTTTTGCAAAAAACACGGCACCGCCACCAAAAAAAGGCTCGACATATTGCGAATGGCTGGGGATTAGCGGCAATATTTCATGCAAAAGCCGCTGTTTGCCGCCGTAATAAGAAATCGGCGTTCTCATTTTTTTTAAAATTTGTGATTAATTTAATGCAGGCAATATGAAAGGGAACGTCTAAAGATTTGATAACCATTGCTCATAAATTTGGCTGGCTATTTGCGCAATCATCACGGGCGGCACGCTCATTCCTATTAAATATTTAACATTATTGCTGCAAAAGTTATAATCAATCGGGAATGAGCCTATTAATTTCAATTCATGATTATTTAAATATCTAGGCTCTGAAAATGAAATTAATTTTGAGCCTTTACAACTTGTAATAGTATTACATACCTTGTTATTGTAGATAAATTTGCTATTCCAATTGCTTTCCCTATTTTCTGTCCTTTTCAAGGTATCTGAATAGCTCTTTTCCCCTTTAATTTTTGATTTCCAAATGGCCAAATCTCTTATAGTTAACGGGCAATCGATTTCATTGGTTTTTATATTCTCAAACAATATTTCTGGCTCATTAAATTTAAGTTTTAATTTGGGAGCAAACGTAAATAAATCAATTCTCTCCATAAATGAATCGGCCAAATCTTTGCGCAAAGCAATAAAAAAAACTCGCTCTCGCCTCTGTGGCACCCCCATTTTTGAAGCATCTAAAAGCCAATGTTGGCAATAATAGCCAGCTAAATCAAATTCCCGATAAATTTGTCTTACATACTTTTTAGAATTACCCAAAAGTAATCCCTTTACATTTTCAGCAATTACCACCTTTGGTTGTAATTTTTTAGCTAAATCAATAAAATCAAAAAATAATGTATCTAATATTTGCCTCTCCTGTCCTTCTCTAAATTTCTTTTCTTTGCCCCAATACTTTTCTCGTTTGCCTGACACGCTGAATGAACTGCAAGGGGGCGAGCCGTCCAAAATGTCTAAGTTGAACAATTCGTCAGGTAAATCATTCCTTAATTTAAAAGTCCTTATCGATTCTAAATAGACGTACCTTGGATTGTGATTTACTTTGTACGCCTCAATCACTTTAGGATCAATTTCATTACAGCCCAAAACATCAAAACCTGCTAATTTATAACCCATGGTTGAGCCGCCTCCGCAGGCAAAACAACTAAATACTTTGCCCTTGTCTTTTGTAAATACCGCATCTTTTAAAAACCATTTGTAATGGAAAGATGTTTTTTTTGTCATTTTTGAATGTTGTAATATGGTGCCAGCTTTTTTATAAACTCCCATTCCTTTTCTCGCAATTCGTGATCCATCGCGGCCGGGCAAAGTAGGAGGATTTGGAATGTAAACACTTCCTTGCCGTGATGAAGCACGTCCGCCAATAACCTAACGTTTGTCAATTTTGCACAATTGTTATTTTTGTGGCACACCCACGCGGTCAGGTGTTGCCTCCATCGCTCAAAAACATCGTGCGAACTGCCAATATAAAACCTGCCATTTTTAAGGCAGGTTATTTGGTAAACCCCGCGCGCGGGCGAGATCAAAAAGGCGGTTTTCACGAAAAAAGTTCTGGCTCGACTTGTTTCGCGGCCTCGCAAATGTACGAATCCAGTCCATGGCACAAGTCTTTCTCGAGGCCAGCCGCCAACTCGCAAAGCTTATGAAAGTAATACAGGCGAGGCGAAATGCTTGGTAATTCAACCCGTTCCCCATCTACATGCAATTCCGCGTCGATTAGCCCTTCGTATGTGTCGACTTGCGCCTGATCCAGTTTCACAATAGACACAAGCTCGGTGCTGTTATAGACAAGCAAATTATTCTGGCCGTTCGTGTACGAAAAGCTAATTTTGGGCTGCCCGTTTTCTTCGTTTTTTTTGGCCGGCCGGATTTGAAATCCAATCAACATCTCGCCGTTGTCGGCCGACATAAATTTAGGAAATATTGTTTGCATCTCCCTAAAAATTTCATCGGCATCCGGCATGGGCCGAACCCCCGAAATAGCAACCTTGCTTTTCTTGTCGTACTCCAGCGAAAAGGCAATGTTGCCCTCTTCGTTAAAACTAAATTTGCGAAGTTTCATCTTTTTGTTTTTTTGGTGTTAAAATAATGTCCATGTTCAACATCTGGGCAAGCTTGAAAATTGTAATAAGGCGGGCGACAGTATCGGGCTTTGTGGCGCGAAACAATTCATCTTTGCTAAGTTCGGCTTCCAGGCAAATAGCTTTATTGGTTTTGCCCAGGCCATTTAGCAAGGCTTTTAGATTGTCTATAAATACCGCCTTTGCCTCGTTTGCCTGCCTTGTTGCGTATCCCATGCGCAAATTTACGCCCTTAACAGTCCCCGCAATGGCCTAAGATGTTAAAAAGTGTTAAATATTGGGCGGGCGTTTGGTTTTGCCAAATGGCCGTCGTACTTTTGTACCATAATAAAACACCAAAAAAAATGACATTCTTAAACGAAGAAAACCACGCACAAGTAACCCAGATCGCAAATATCGTAAAACAAGATGTTGCTATTTCATCTGCGGCAAGAGCGTTGTCCGACCTGCTCCATGTGGCCCCCGTTAATTTTGAAGAATACGGCAAGGAATTCGGCCTAACCAAGGATTTGCTGGCTGAAATTGCCGCCTTGAAAAAAAAGATTGAACAGGTTAGGTACAACCGTTTCTAATCTGGCAATGCAAACCGATATACTTTTATTAAATCATAAACACCTAACCGCCCTAACGGGCATAAAAGCATGGAGCCGACAATTGAAATTGAACTTAAAAGAGCATACAAGGAAAAGGGCCTACATGGCCTTTACGCAAAAGCCCGAAAAATGGGCCTTGTAATTAAAAAACACATACACGAATTCGGCTGGGACAGCCAGGCGGCCAGGGAGAAAAAAAGATTATTTTTGGCGGACAGCGATTTGTCGTTCCATTATTACAGCCTCTCGATGAAGACGAGAACGGGATACGCCGCAAACATGTTGCGGGGCATTTTTATCGAGGTTATGCCTACCAAATAGCCTTACCACAAAACGAAACCTCTCCCGAAAATGTGGGCCGGGTGCTATCACCTGGGCCACGACGAGCACAACTGCTACATTAGAATCGAAAAGATAAAGGGCGCGTGGGTGGTGACTTACAAAAACCGGGCATTAGGCCCGCGCGATTGGGGGCCGATCCATGCGGCCGATAAGCACGAAACGCCAGAAATGGCGTTAGAAGCGTACAATAAATTTTTGGATATGGCGGACAATGTTGTCTCCGATATAGCCCCCCACGATGGGCAGAAAAAAATGGAGCAAAAGATAAAAAAAGTGCTGGCCGAGCACGCTCTTTGGCTGCTCGACGGAACAAGCGGCAAGCGGGCCGACCTGTCCGGGTGGGACATGTCCGGGGCCAAGCTGTCCGGGTGCAACCTGGACGGGGCCAGCCTGGACGGGGCCTATCTGACCGGCCTCCAAAAATAGCCGACATGGG